GGCCTGTACGTCGGTGATGGACCGTGACACCGTGAAACCCTCGCGGCCCGCGCCTGCGTCGCCGGCCAGCCGGTCCAAGAACCCTTCGAAGTCGGACAGTGCCTTGAAGAACTCGTCACGCGAGAACGCGCCGAACTCGCCTGCGCCAAACTCGCCTGCGAAGAACGACCGGCCCAACCCTTCGATTATTTCTTCTGCGCGGCGTATGCCCTCGCCGGTGCCCAGGTTCAACCCGCCCAATTCCTGCTCGAGCGCGCCGGGTAGGTTCACGGTAGCCAGGAAGAACTTGCGTAACGCTTCGGCTTGTTCCTGTAGCGATTGGTCGAAGATGCCGGCCTCTTGTGATAGCCGGGCCATGCTCATGGCGGCGGCGTCTATCGGGTCGGGTAGCAGGTCGATAAGGCCGAAGAATGTTTCCAATTGCGCAGAGGCTTCGGCTAGGTCGCCACGACCCGTGAAGAGCACCTTCAACAACTCGCTGACGTCCACATTCATTGCGTCAGCGGCGTTCTTCAGGTCGAGAAACGTCAGACCGGCCGCGTCCAGTTGAGCCTTGAGGCCGGCTACGGGGTCACTGCCGAAGGCTTCCTTAATGACCGCGAACCTGTCTAGCCCCACGCCAGCCGCGCCCAGAGCCTTCAATGGTCCCAGTGTCTGCGCGTCAGCGAGCTCGCGGGCTATCTTGGCCAACTTCTCGAAGTCCAGGCGTAGCAGTCCAGCCGTTACCGCCAGGTTGTCCATCGCCTTCGTTACGCGGTCGGAGAAGGACGGCCCACCCTTGAACACGGAACCAAGCACACTACCCAGCGCGGCCAGGCCGCCACCGATGGCACCGATCATACCACCCGTGGTCAGGCCGCCCACAATGATTTCGGCTATGTTCTGGCCCAGGTTCGTGAGCGAACCCAACAGGGCCTGCGTCTTGGGACCGATGAAGCTTAGTGCCCCGCCAAAATCAATAAGGCCACGCACACCGCCCGCGATGGTGCTCACGAGGCGACTGAATTCTTCGTCGGTCTTTTTGGCCCCGCTTGCGCTCGCCGCCCACATCTTTTCCCATGCGCTGGCTACGTGGGCAGACACCGTGGCGTTTTCTGCGAAGTGGTCGTTTATCTTTACGAGGATTCCGTCTAGTGCGGCCACCGGCCCAACGGCTTCAGCAGCGGCGCCGCCTAGATTCCGTACACCAGCCGCCATGTCCCCCGCAGCCGTTGCCGCCGCCCTGGTCGGCCCGACGAATCCGGAGATTGCGCGTTCGCTCTCGTCAAGCGCCGCCAGCATCTTGTTGAACTCGGCTACCGTCTTGCCTATAGAGCTCGCGAAGTCGCTCGCACCCTGACCGGCCTGCTGGAACCCTGCGCCGATAGCCCCGACGTTGCCAGTGGCCAGCCCCGTACCGGCGCCCGACAGCCCACGCGCAATCCGCAACAGCGCCAGGTATCTATCAAACGATTGGATGACGATGTTGATGGCGCCCACCGAGGCGGCAACAAAGAACGTGGCCCAACGGCGCACCGCGTCACGGTTCTGGTTTAGCGCGTCGCCCAGTTCGGATATCTTGAGCAGCAGCGGTACCAGCGCGTCCTTAACGACTACCGCGATGTCTTCCTTTAACTGCCGGAAGTCGCCCGCGGCTTTCTTGGCTACGTTGGCGCTTGAGCTCGACGTGCGTTCGAGGTCGCCCATAGCCACGGCGGCGCGTTCGGTGATAAGCGCGAGTGTGGCCGTGGCCTTTTCCTGCTGGGTCAGTTCCTTGGCGACGCTCTTGCCGGTCATGGCGAACGCACGCGCCTGCACGTCCGTTTCCATGATGACCACACCGAGCCGCTTCATGGACTCGCGTTCGCCGGCCAGTGCGGCGGTGATGCGTTGTAGTACGTCGTCGGTGGGCAGGTTGTTGAACGACGCCATATCGGCGGCGGTGCGGAATATCTGTTGCGCGAAGTCGGCGGAAGCGCCTTGCGCGAACCCGAACCCTTGCGCGATAGCGCCCGTGGTGGCTAGTAACGCCTGACCCTCCGATTGGGTCACACCGGCCAAACGGCCGAACGACGCTATAAACTCGTCTACTGCTGCGCTGGACTGACCGAACGTCGTTCTGAACTTGGACCCGGTTTCCTCTACGGCCGAGCCGAGGTCGAACATGGCTTTAGTGAACCGGGCCACCTGCGTGCCGACCACCAAGACACCAGAAGCAACGATGGCACCCTTGAGCGCACCGAACGACTTACTGACGCCCTGTACGCTCTTGTCGGTCCTATCCGCACCACGACGTACCCGTCCGAACGCCTGGTCCAGGTCGCGTGTGTCGCCCTTGAACCGTACGCGGATGTCCCGGTTAGCCATTACGTCTGAAGTGTGGGTCGGTACGCATGCTCGACATCTTCTGTTCGGCTTCCGATTCGGCCTTAGCTATCAACTGGCGTTCTTCGCGGTCTTCGGCGTCCAGCTTGAAATACACACACCATTCGCGGGCCTGTCGGTAGGTCAACACCTCGGCCAGCGAATCGGCATCCCATATGTTCCACTTGTCAGCAAGCGCCAGAAGCAGCCGTCGCGATGGCTGCTCCCTTAGTTTTTTTCCAGCTCGTCCTCTGCTGCGCTGGACAGTGCACTGGCTTCCATGATGGCGTTCACGCATGTCATTACGGCCGCGAACGACCCGGAGTCCATCAGTTGCTCTACCTCGCCTTCGTCCGTGAACAGCGGTTTGCCGTCCGCGTCTACCAGCCCGTTAAGCAGGATGACCGGTACAAACGGTCGCCAGTCGGGTGTGTCGCCGTCCTGGTCGGCGTAGAGCTCCTGAATGGTGGAATAGGTAAGCGACCGCACGTATACGGTCCCGCCCCATTCCTTGACTTCCACGGGTTGACGTGGTGTGGCCGCGTGCAGTATCGCTACGGCCGTGAGTGCTTCGCCCATCTTTCCCTCCGAGAGTGACGGCCCTCGTGGGGCTCTTTATGAAGTGCTACGTGTGAGTGCGCTCGCGCTTGAAGCCACACAGCGCGCGGACGACGTGTTCATCTCGCCCACAGTGCCCCCTAAAGGCTGGAAGGCTGTAAGCAACGCGGTCCCTGTGTATGCAGGGTTGTTGGTCGCTGTCGCTGTGGCTACCGGCTTAATGGAGATGGTTCTGGCGGTCCCGCCCACGTCACCAAACAGCGTTTGGTTGACCTTGGACGCGGCTTCATCCGCGAAGAACGTCAGGTCCATCGACCAGTTCAATAACCCTGCGGCAAACGACCGTGTGGAGTTGGTAGAAAAGGCCGTGTCGTCCACGGTTTCGGATTCGTAATTGATGGTTACCGCGTGGCAATGGTCGCTCAGGTCTACGCTGTTCCAGACCACCGAAGCGTTGGTGAGTGTATGGGTTGCCATCGTCCTGCCCTTCGTCCCACACCTACGCAAACAGGGGCGACCCCTAGCTGGTAGGCGCCGCCCCTTGGCGGAAGTATTCCAAACTGTATCGGGCCGTTAGGGCCGCCCGGTCGCCCTGTTGTTCTTAGAGTATGCCGAACACGACCACTACGATTGCGCTTGTGCCGGTCAGGCCCGTGACGTTGATACGCCACCAGTCGTCGGTGACTGCACCCGCAACGGTTTGCCAGTCGCTACCCGCGCCCGTCTGTTGCGTGAACGTGATTTGGTCTTCTGGTGACGCGCCGAAGTTTTCCGCTGAATCGCTTTCGATCTTTACGTCGATGTCCGTGAGCGATACCGGGTCGGTGATGTGTAGTGCCGCGTACCCAATCTGTGTCGCGCTGATAGCGCCCACTTGGAACGCCGTACCGGCGCCCGTAGTGTTCTCCGTGGCGAAGTTCAGAACCGTACCGCGCACCAGCGGCGTGCCGTCGTTCTGGCCCTCGAAAGACGTAGCGTGCATCTCGCCCACCGACCCGCCGTCGAACGGGTTATAGCGCGCTTGTAGTATCCGGGTCGTGTATGCTGCTTCGCCTTCGGCACCCGTAAGGGGTGCTACGGTGCGTACGATGGCGCCCGTACCGACACGCGAGAACAGCACGTCGTCTACGTCCGTACCCGAGCCGGCCGAATGGTACGCCTGGTCTACGTAACGGTGTGTCAACATGCCCGCGGCTGTACTTCGGGTGCCCGTGGTACCGAATGCCGTATCGTCGATTTCGGCACAACTGTAGTCCTGCGCTGTGCTGAAAATGCGCGGGTTTAGTGCGAACCCGTCAAGCCATATCTTCGGCGTCAGCAGCGTATGCGTCGCCATCGTCTACCCCCTCGTCGTCCCCTGCCGGCACGGCCGGCTCCCGTTCCTCGTATTGCGCGATCGCCGCGTCACGTAGCGCCGCCTTGGCCTTCATTTCCTTGTTGAATACCGCTTTCGTTACATGGCCCTCGAGCGCGCCCCGGTTCTCTACTATGG